TCGTCACATCCCGTGACCTCACTTGTAGCTGTGTGAATTCGGATGACTCGACTTAGAGTTCAATCCTACCCTAGTTCGTCCGGTGGCACTCGCCAACGGTCGTTCAACGCGAATTACTTCAATAACGACGTACAGGCGCCCATCTCTGGGTTTTCTGTAAATAGTTGCGAAGACTCGACGGGTAGCGGATCAGATCATCCTTGTTATATTTATCATATAACGAAGAATGGTGTGACACCACTTACGGGTTCGATTGGACTTGTAGGTATGCCTGGTTGGTTTACGTGGTACTATGGTTATAACACCTGGTACCCCGATTTCCTTGCCAGTCAGACCTTGAGTCATCTTCCGAATACCCTTCCTTCTCCAGGGGCTATCGCTACGGCCGTACTTGCTAAGAGTAATCCTAGCAAGCCTTACGTCTCCGTACCGAATTTCCTCTATGAGTTGAAGGACCTTCCCGGTATGATCCGCGATATTGGCAGAATCAAGCTCGGTCAGAGAAGCACCTACGGCGCCAAGGAATTGGCTAACCATAGTCTTGCTGCTCAGATGGGCTGGGCTCCGCTTATCGGGGACCTCCGTAAGTTGTTGGATTTTCAAAGTCAGGTCGATCGAACGATCGTTGATCTTGATAATCTTTTCAACAAAAATGAAGGTTTACACCGAACTGTTGGAAAGTCTCGTCCTCCGACCGCTAAGGGCGGTGGACGATCTGGTCTTTGGTCGCAGGTTCTGAATAGCACTTCCAACGTAACAGTTGAAAGCGCAATCGGAATACCCATTCAATGTCGTCTGGATGTCCAGACTACTGTCGAATGTTGGGGGTCCACTCGTTGGACCTCCATTGCTAAACCAGGTACTGACTTTTCCTCCAAGAAGTTAGCCGCTATGGCCAGACTCCTAGTTTTCGGGTTGAATATCAACTCGAAGACTGTGTGGGATGCTTTCCCCTGGACCTGGCTTATCGACTGGTTCGTTAATGTTGGCGATTATTTACAAGCCAATACTAACGTAATCCCTGTCGTTTCCTCTACGCCATGTATTATGACGCATGAGAAGACAGTAACTACTTGGACGCGTATCGACGGATATCAGAGTGATATCGCCGGCGCGACCGGTTCGACCACTATAGAATCCAAATCTCGGACTATAGCGGTACCTACAATTTCGGCGACGATTCCGTTTCTTTCGGGTCGTCAACTCTCGATCCTTGGCGCGCTGGCCATTCAGCGGTTTCGCTGAGTGGTCCTAACGCAAAGGAGTAGATAATATGCTAGGCTCAACCCTGACGGTTACTCTTGACGGTTCCGGTGGAACTGCCAAGGTGCTGCCGCTGATCAATCAGGACGGGTACTCATCGGAATATTTCCTTGATGAGTCTCTCGTTACTTACCGCGCGAAAGTGCGGCATAGTAAGGATAGCGTGAAAGCTGGTACTCAGGCTTTTGATCGTCACACTGTGACGTTTCAAAGGTTTCTGAAGCCAACGACCACCTACCCTCTTGGTCTTCTGACTGAGGTCATCTACACGATTCGAACGAGTCCACTAGAGACACAGTCCGATGTCATCGACTTGTCGGAAGCAATGAGCTTTTACATGGTAAAAGCCGGCGCTATCGCGGCCAAGTTGCTCGGTTGGGAGTCGTAAAGGTCATAATTGACCGTAAGGCTCCTATTTCGAGGTAGACGGGTGAGCATAGCCATAGATTCGAGTTAACCCTTAAAAGAAGGATTACCCGATGAAAAGCTATGTCAATTATCTACAGGGACTGTACACTGCGATGTTAAGTGACATCGCAGAGCAAATCCCTTCACTCCGAAAAGATAGTGAGCGGGATGTTTCTCGCTTGCTCTCTCTCGTCAACTCAAGAGGCCTACCATTTTTGATGATAGACCTTCCTGAGATGGGGAAGCACTTTGATCGGTGCCTATCCCATAGATCCCTAACTGCTTCTAATATACCCTGTTTCGGGGTATACAGGAAGAAGAGCACAATCCCTCGACTTTTCAAGGGGATGTGGCTTCGGATTTTTGACGAATCTGGGGCGCTTAGGGCTGATTCGGACATCGTTAGCATCCGTTTCCTTCGTCAGCTGCTTTATGCAGCCAAGAAGGTTAAAGTAGCTTGCGACGACTCAAGAACATGGGAACAAGTTCATGAGTTCTTCGAAACAGACCGGAATGTTCGCTCTCCATCCCTTTCATGGGATGAAGACGACATCTTCGTCAGTGACGCTCGTCATCTCCATTGTGGCGATGATTGTCGTCGTGACGATGCTCCTCTCTTTCACCTTTGCAATATTAGCATTGATGACGATGGGGAGTCCCCAACCAGACCGGGTTTTGAGGCTTTTGACGCAGTCCAACGGACCGCAGACATCGTCTCAGCAACCCTTGGAGGATTTAACCCCTCCGACTGGTTAGCTAAGCATGGACCTGGTGCTGTTTCCGATCAGCATCATACTTCTTTTAAGTATGATTTCCCTAGCTGGCCGGAAAAGTTGGCCAAGGTTTTCCCCCTCGACCTCTTTGGCTTTGCCAATGAGGGCGAGTGGGCTGCCTTTGCCTCTGGACAGGGTGATTATGGTGCTTTTTCGCTCCATGAGTACCCATCCAAGCTCGTCGCTGTTCCAAAGACGCTAAAGGGCCCGAGGCTTATTGCCTCGGAACCCGTTAGCCATCAATGGTGTCAGCAGATGATCAAGGACTTTTTGTCCAGGCGCTTGAAGCATACTCCGATTTCACAGGCTATTCACTTCCGTGACCAGTCTGAAAATCAGCAGTTTGCTCTGCGCGCTTCCCATACTCAGGGACACGTGACGATTGATTTGTCATCTGCCTCTGATCGCCTATCCTGCTGGCTCGTTGAGCGTATCTTCAGAATGAATTCTTCATTACTGGAGGCTCTTCATGCATCGAGGACTAGGTGGGTGGTTAACACCATCGATCGCGAATCTCCAAAATACTCTCGTATTAGGAAGTTCGCTTGTATGGGTTCAGCTTGCACCTTTCCTGTTCAGTCATACGTATTTGCGTGTCTCGCTGTCGGATGTCTTCTTTATACAAGAAACCGCCCGGTAACGATAGCGAATGTACGTTTGGCCTCACAGGAGGTCCGGGTCTTCGGTGACGATATTATCGTCCCCGCAGACTGTTGGGAGTTGCTTCAGGGAATGCTATGTAGCCTTCAATTGAAGGTTAATACCAAAAAGACTTACGATTGTGGAAACTTTCGTGAGTCCTGCGGTCTCGATGCGTACGATGGTAACGATGTTACCCCGACGTATTCGATTACATACCCTGATGTGTCCCGGCCTGAGTCAATAGCATCTTGCGTGGAGACTCACAACAACTTTCTAAATAGAGGTTGGTGTAAGACAGCGCAATATGTTCAATCGAGAGTGCATAGGGTTGGCCGACTGGCTATTCCCTATGTTCCGATTGGCTCAGGTGCCTTCGGTTGGTTCGATCTCTACTTTAAGGGTAATTCCCATCTACGACGTAGGTGGAATCCCTTATTGCAACGAATCGAGTACCTAGCAGATGTGCTTCGCAGCAAGTCTGACAGGCGCCATCCGAAGAGTGACTCGATACTCTTACAGTATTTCTCTGTAAGCCGCCTCCCCCCGACCTATTTGGAAGGTGAGAGACTCGGAGTCGTATCGAGAGCGTCGAATTCTATAGTTCGCCGCTGGGTTGAGGTT